TGATGATTCTAGGTTAAAAGTGTATAGAATATTATACTATACTGACCTAGTAAGTAGAAAGCCCAAGTTATCTGACTTTATTGTTGGATGGATTAGACGGGCAATGGAAACCTAAAGGAGTACAAAATGGCTAAAGCAAAGAAAGCGGCTAAAACTGTAAAAAAAGCTGCAGAGAAAGTTAAAGAAGAAGCCCCTAAAGTTGTGCGTGGTGCATATACTCAAAGAGGTAAGTAACTATTTGTGAGATACGAAACAGTATCTGGAAAAGAATACCCAGTTTATTCACGAGAAGAAGCGGATGAGCTGGGTTTGTTGTATAAAAATCCTTTTGATACTTCAGAAGGTGAGTATGGCATCTCCTCAGAGGGAGAGGTGTCAGTATGTTTAAAACGTAGCGTCCCTAATAAAAAAAACTATACTTATGTAAAGTACCCCTGGGGCCCATCCTTTATAAATCCTACTAATAATAAAGTAGTCTCGATGGGTAGAGAAAATAATTATACTATAAATGGAAAAAATAATCGTGGTAGGTACTTATTAAATAGAGATGAGTATAAAAAATTAGCATATCTTTTAGCCCAACCTAAGATGACGAGGCAAGAAGCTATGGAAATGGTATTTGGTACTATTCCATATAGTAAAAAATATGAGGTAACAAAAACAATAAAGACAAAAGGATTCCAAAGTATGGTAAAAGATGAATTAGATAAAATCATTGAGAAATATCCTATAGGAAAAATGGATACTGCTAAGGCATTGTCTGCTATATTACAAAAAGTGATGGATTATCAGGAAGATGGGACTATGGGAGATGGTGGAGATGCGAAGATAGCTATGACTGTATTGGATAAGTTAATGGATATGAACGATATGAAGAATAAGGGTAGGATGGTTACTACTCAACAGATAGAGGCGTCTACTGTTGAAACAACACTTGCCGATATCCAAGAGAAGAAGAAGTTATTCAAGGCAACGCAAACGGAGGTTACAAATGAGCTGGAGAAGACGGCAAAAGAAGAACCAGAGAAAAAAGAAGAAGAGTAAGAATGGGAAAAAGCCAAAGAAAAGATACTGATTACGAATCAGTATACGCCCTTGATAAAGAAAAAAGAGAGTTCGAGAAGGATATTGGGTGGTTTGGGAAATATTGCTTTCCAACTGCATTGGCTAAGGATACTCCATCTTTTCATAGGGATATATATAAAAATTTAAAAGACGATAGTACAAAACGTGTTCTTATTGCAGCACCTAGGGGAACAGCTAAGAGTACAGTGTGCTCACTTATCTTTCCTCTGTATAAGATAGCTTATAAAAAACCAACCGAAGATTTATTCATTGTTGTTGTTTCCGAGTCTCAAGCTCAGTCAGTAAACTTCTTATCCAGAATAAAGTATCACTTAGAGCATAGTGAAAACTTTAGACAGATATTTGGAGATTTCAGCTCTAAGACAGCAAGGAGATGGACTGGAGCAGATATTATATTAAAGAACGGTACCCGTATCGTTGCTGTGGGTACTGGACAAAGGGTTCGTGGATTTATTGAGGGGGATACGAGACCTAATGTTATCATTGTTGATGACTTCGAATCTGAGTTAAATGCCTTTACTCCTGAGGGCAGGACAAAAAATAGGAAATGGATGACAGAAGCAGTGATACCATCATTATCAGACGATGGTAGAATAATTATGATTGGTACTGTGATTTCTGAAGATTGTTTCTTATATTGGGCTAAAGATAGTCCCGCTTGGGAGACATTGTGGTATAGTATTTGGGATGATGATGAGGACAGTATATGGCCTGAAAGGTTCCCTAAGGAGAGAATACTACAGATAAAGGGTGAGTTTGAGAGCGTTGGTAATATCAATGGATTCTACCAAGAGTACATGAATATTGCCCAATCTCCAGACGATGCCCCATTTAAGCCCGACTATATTCACTTACATCACTACGATTTTGAAAGAATAAATAGCCAACCTTGTTTGGTAAGGGAAGTTGGAGATGAAAAGAAAATTATACCAGTCGAACTCTATACTGGAGTCGATCCTGCATCTAGTCTTAGTGCCCGTGCTGACTATTTTGTTATTGCTACCGTTGCTATTGATGCTGATAATAATAAGTACATTGTCGACATTTTTAGGGAAAGGCTCGATCCTGCGAGGCAACCTCAAAAGATTATTGATATTTATGAAAGATTCCATCCAAAAAGAATGAAAAT